CAGATGTTCAGTACTGTGAGGGGTTTAATGAGTGCGGCTGCCAATTCGGGCAAGACCGTAGAGTCTATAAACTCCTTTGCCGAGGAAGCAACCAACCTTATTCCAACTGTTAAAGAATTCATGAAGGCTGCCGAGGAGTCCACTTATCATTTATCGGACTTCACCAAGCGAGCTACTGATACTTTATCAGGTGTCGATGAAGCCACTAGTTCCGCTGAACAAACCTTCTCAGGGCTCAATTCTTTTGGAGCCCACTTGCAGAACCTGCCAGCCGCTGTTTACGAATTTGTTATGAATCTTGTTAAAGATCACGGTACTATTTTCATTCCTATTTTTACCATTCTTTTGTGTTGGCATTTTTATAGGACAAGAAATCCTCTTACCGTTTTTATTGCCAAATTCCTTATCATGTTCCATGTTGGAGCAGGTTTTGGCGTCGCAATCATGGAGATATTCAAACAGCTTAAAGATGACACTCAGGTTCAATCTGACTCTGTTTTAACTTCACTTGCTGTTTTGGCATATTCGGCTTTTGGCATTCATAATGCTAAGGGTCCAATGGTCAATGAATTTGTCAATTTACTCCAAAAGATCCCTAGGGGGGCTGATGGGTTTGACAAGATTATTGAATCTGTCAAGACTGTAGCTTGTTTTATGCTTCAGTTCGTTGAGCGGAATTCAGCAGAAACTATCTACGACACTCTTTGTTATGGTCGTGATACCGACTTCAGCACTTTTGTCGATGATGTTAAACTCATTGCAGAAGAGAGCCAATCCGGACTCCACATTACTCAAGGGAACCGTCTTATGGTTCAAAATCTGATTTCCAAGGGAGAGACTATGTTGCTTAGTCTCAGCAAACAGAAGAAAAATATTGAGGCGTCTTATATTCAGAGATTGCTCGTTGATCTTAAGAAGATTCTTGCCTCTATTTCGGAGAGGGCAAAAGGAAAACCCCCAGTTCGTATTGAGCCTGTAGGCTTTGTTTTACGTGGTCAGCCAGGTGTTGGAAAGTCCGTAGCCATGGAACTCTTCCAAAACATTGTGCTTAAAAGCACGCTTTCTACAGATCATTTCAATGCTTACTTAGAAGATAAGAGAAACGCCGTTTACACTCGCGTTACTCAAACTTACTGGGAGGGTTATAAGCCCAGTGTTCAACTGGTCTATTACGATGACTTTTTGCAGATCCGTGATGTCCCAGGCGGCACTTCTCAAGCCGCTGAGATTATCGGGCTCGTCAACGTCGCTCCTTATCCTCTTGATATGGCCTTTGAACAAAAAGGCAACGTTTTTGCTGAACCAAACTTCGTGTTTGCAACCACAAATCAGTCTAAATTTTCGACTGAGACTATAAACGATCCCGGAGCTCTGTCAAGGAGATTCCATATCCAATATCGTGTTACAGTGAAGCCAGAATATGCTGACAAAGAAGGCAAATACAAGGTCATTGAGGGCCAAGAACTCAACCCCCAACATTGGAATTTCCATGAACAGGAATCTGATCGGTTTGGCTTTGTCAAAGATACAGGTCGGATACATTCCTTTGATGCTATATGCCATCTTCTTGTTGCTCGCCACAAAGCACATCAAGAGAAGCGTAAAATCATGGAGGAATACTCTCAGAAAAACCTCAAGACCATAAACGTTGAAAACTTCTCACTTGAGGACTTCCTTAAAGAAGAGGAAGATGAGAAGTATGATACTGCTACTGGTCCTGAGGGTCCGGAGTGCATGGAAAGAGTCAAGGAAGTGACAGAAATATACAATCGAATCACTGGTCTTTCATGGGAGTGTGGCGAAGTTTATACGTTTTTGATCAAAAAGGGCGCTTACGAAATCCTGACATGTCATCCTAAGAAATGGGCCATAATTCAAGAACTTGGTGATGACTTTTGGAGGGCAAAGTTCATGCCTGTTTTAAACCCATACGCTTTTGCCACTGAACATGAGTTTTTGAACGCCGCCGCCAATGCAGTACAAAATGTTAATTTCATCCGTTTTCAACAGTTTATAGCATTTTTGTGGAAACATGCAGGAACAATTGCCTCTGTTGTCACAATTGTCACTGTTATAACCATGGCAACAAAAACTTTCTCTGTTGAGGAAACTGACGAGTTTTTCCAATCTTCCGTTGACGGAAGAAATGCTGCTCCAATCTCACAGAAATACCAACGAGCTCCGAGGCTGAGTGACCTTCCGAAAGGACACTCTGATACCCAGATGAACCATGAGCAAATCCACGTTGGCGTTGGTCAAGTGAGGAAGCATTACTACACCGTTACGACTGACAACTGTTCTTCAAAGGCTGGTTATGCCATTTCCCTGGGTGGAAAATTTTTTATGATGCCTAATCATTTTATTCACGAGATACACGCGGCGCATGATGCAAATGGTTATACGTCCGATCAGATCCTTGCAACCAACGTTATATTCACCAAGGTTGTACCTGAAGGGGGAAACGATCCTGAAAACCAGATTGTTGTGAAATTCGAGCAACTCACAGCGAACGCGAATGACGAATTGTATTCACAAGATTGTCTTGTTTTCACGTTACCTTGTCGTGATAAACCCAGACTCACTCAACATTTTATTTCTGATGAAGAAAAGGGCATTATATCTTTTAATGTCATGTATAAAATGAGTGGGAGTCTCATTCGTGAAACATCTGAGAGTTACTTTCAGGGCGCAGACCCTGTCCATCATCACACTGCCAATTCCAAATCGGGTCCGTTAAGTTTTAAGCAAATGTTACGCTACTTTATACCGACTGAAGCAGGTGATTGTGGATTGTTGACCATTGGTACGGAAAAGTTTGGTGGAAAAATTTTGTCAATGCATGCTGCTGGAAACAGTAGGTATGGCCTCGGGTGCTTTATCACGCGGGAAATGCTTGAAGGCATCATGGACAAGATGGTTGGAAAAGTTCCCAAAGTATCAACCAAAAGGAGTCTTGAGATCGTCAAACCGGGACATTCAACAAACCGTCGGACCAATATTGTCCAAGCCGAGTCAAACTTTAAGCCTTGCAATATTTTGACCGCTCCAGCGAATCTCACGAGCGAGGCTTATGATATCGCTATGGCCAAGTACGTTGACGTTCCTTTCTCAGCGTCTATGGACATCTTGGTTTCATGTTCAAACCAATTATTGAGCGATTTGAGCATATCTTCAAGGCCTTATAAGCCAAGAATTTTCACTTTTGAAGAAGCCGTTTTCGGTGTTCCGGAATCTGACTTTACGTCCATTTCCGCCACTACTTCAGCTGGATTCCCATTCAATACGCTGGGATTTGCTGGAAAAACAAAATACTTCAAAGATGGCGAGTTCACTGAATATGCCGATGAGTTGCTTGAAATTGTTCAGCGCACCATTGACACAGCAGCCGACGGCCTACTTGTTCCCATTGTTGTCCAGGACCATTTGAAGGATGAGCGGCGTCCTATTGCGAAGGTTGATTCCAAAACAACCCGCTTGATTAGCGCTGCCCCACTACATTCTACCATTGCTTTCAGAATGTATTTTGGAGCGTTCATGGAGTTTTTGAATGGCAACAAGATTCTCAATGGCTGTGCCATGGGTGTTAACCCTTATGGCGACGATGTTGACGCAATTGTGCACTGTTTGCTTTTGAAGGGAAAAGATCCCGATTCTCACAGATTCGGAGCTGGAGATTACAGTGGATTTGATCGTTCAGAAGTTGAACAGGTTCATTGGATTCTCTACGAGATGATTGAGAGGTGGTACGGAGAATGTGCCACTGAGGACAGAGTTGTACGCCGTACACTTTGGAGAACAGTTTCAAATTCCGTTCATATGTGGAGGGATTCTATTAGAGAATGGCGCACTAGCCTTCCCAGTGGACATCCTTTAACTACCGTTATAAACTGCCTTTACAATCTACTTGCCTTTCGTTATTGTTGGGTACGATCGCATGACAATGATCTTTCAATGTTGCCTCTTTTCAGAGATCATATTTATGTTATCGTACTTGGTGATGATAACCTGTTCTCAGTCACCCAGGATGTTGAAACATTGTTTACTGAATCAAAAATTTCAGTTTTCATGAAAGAAATGGGACTCACCTACACAAACGACAAGAAGACTGAACACACTTCGGGATTGAGGAATCTCTGGGATGTTACTTTCTTGAAACGTTCATTCCAGGAACATGATAAACTCCTTCATAAGTTCGTTATGCCTCTTGATCTTCAAGTGATTCTTGAAACTACTTGTTGGACGAAGCAAAAGGATCGCGTCAATATTCTTTGTTCCAATGCTGAGTTTGCTGTTCGCGAGCTGACCTTGCATGGGGAAGACTGTTTCAATCATAACTTGAGGAAGCTTTTGCGATTTCATGATGATATGGGCACGAACTGGCACCCAATCACTCGCGACTATGCCACTTATCGTGACACGGTTTGCAAGATGGTCGGGTATCTCTGATCAAAACGCAGGTCCCTAGGCTTTGTCGACCTTGCGGACCTTAAGAACTCTTGGATTGGAACCCAAGATTAGACTTTCCCAAATTGTATATAACGTGACTTTTTGTATTATTCCAACTAGCACCGTAGTTGGATACGTTCAGGTGCATGTATTATGGTCTTGCTTGCTTAAATTATAGGAAAAATTGTTGGTTCTCAATATTCTTTATTCGCGCATAATATTCCTTGTTTATTTAAACTTACCGCCCAGGATGGGATGGTGGCAGTCCCACCGATATCCAGGGCACCCAACTACGCATTGTTGATTGAGCTATCCCCAATGCTAAATAATGAGCTTACTGAAAACAATTCTTTGGACGGTACACCTAATGTATCGGAGTCGTCTGGCTCAAATCAGGCAGTCTCATCAACTATGGGACAACAAGGCACTACCACTTTTGTCAGTGATGGCAGTGTTCTTCGTTCAACACGCAACATGGTTACTTCCATGCTTGCGCCACTTTATAAATCTGTCTCTCAAGATGGGTCTCAAGATATTATTGACTTCTTGAAGAAACCTGTTCGAGCCAGAACTGGAAACTTCTTGACTTCAGATTCTGGTATCTTTCAGACTCTTTATTTACCTAGTGATATTTTTGCAAATTCACTTAACCCAGCTATTTACAATAAAATTCTGGGGGTACAACTGATGAGAGCCGATATTGTATTAACCCTCACTGTCAATGCTGTCAGGTTTCAGCAAGGAAGGTATATACTGGCGTTTTGCCCTTCTGGCGGTGCGCCCGTTAACCAACCACCTTTCCAAGCGTTTTTCCGAGCCCATGCAGCAAATCTGATGCACATCACTCAGTTACCTCATGTAGAGATCGACCTATCAACACAAACTAGTGTTCAATTGGTTATTCCCTACAGTTCAGGTAAAACTCACTACCAGCTTTCTACTACTACTGTATATGCAAGCGCTGGAGAATCATTCCTCTATGCTTACTCTGCACTTGTTGCTGGTAGTGGTCCCACTTCCGTTCCTTATAACTTATGGGTCAATTTTGATAATGTTGAGCTTACAGGCGCAACTGTTGTTCAATCAAACTTCTCTGTGACATCCAAAGAACAAAGGTCCGGTGGTGTTGGTCCTATTTCTGGTGTCTTTACCAAAGTTGCCGAAGTATCATCGATACTTTCGGAGGTTCCGTTGTTGTCTTCTGTGGCATCTCCTTTATCGTGGGCTTCTGAAATTTTGGCCCGTTCAGCCAAGGCTTTAGGTTTTTCAAAGCCTATTGTCTTGAATTTACCTTCGAGGGTCACACGTTCTGGGTTGCCTTATGGTGCATCTTCAGATGGTGCTTCTACAGCCCATCCTTTAGGTTTGGTTAGTACCAATGAAGTTATGGTGTTTTCTGGGGCAGGCGCGACTCAAATTGATGAAATGTCTATCGATTTCATTAAACAACAGTTCGCGTGGGCTCAGACCGTCACGTGGAGTTCTTCTAACTCCACTGGCGATTTGCTCACTACTCTAGGTGCTAATCCTATCCTTTATTCTGCTGTCCTTCCCCAAGGCGTTTCTACTACTCCAGTTCAATTTTTGGCTAGTAGTTTTCGCTATTGGAGAGGAGGATTGAAGTTCCGCTTCAAAATTGTGAAGACTGAATTCCATAGCGGAAGATTGGTCGTCTCCTTTGCTCCGTATGCGGAGCAGGAGGTTGGTGGAATTACACCTACGCTTGACCAAACAATTTATTTGCACCGTGAGGTTATTGATCTCAGATTAAGTTCGGAGTTTGAAATTTGCATTCCTTATGTCAGTTCCGACTTATATCAGTATACCTATTACGGTTACAATCCTGGCAACCTTTTTGTTCACGTTTTGGATCCACTTATTGCTCCTTCTAGTGTTTCGAATTCCGTGACTATTCTTATTGAGGTTGCTGGGGCCCCGGACCTTGAGTTTGCAGTTCCCATGGGACAAGATTATGATGTATTTTGTCCTGCCACTACCCAAAGCGGTTATTCGCTTTTCAAGTGTGCTGATATGGGTTCTGATAGTTCTTCCATTTTGCCATCTTCTGTTGCAGTGGGAGAGAAGGTCCAATCCATTCGCCAGCTTTTGAAGCGGTTACAATATTCTATTTCGGTGAATGGAATTCCGAACGCAACTGCAGGTACGAGTTTACAAATTTTTCCGTTTACTCTAAATCCTGCTATGCAGTTCAACACAAACACTTCGAATATTTATAGAGGTGCGTATCATACCGATATGTTCACCAAATTTTCGATGTGTTACGCACTCTCTTCGGGGGGAGTGCGTATTGTGGCATATCCTTTGAAGCCCACAGTGACCAACCCCATTAGTCACGTCTTCATGGATGTGCTACCCACTTTGACGACACCTAATGATACATCTCAATATGTGACGAACAATGTCCCGAACAATCCGACGTTTACTCCCATAAATACTAATGTTGATGGGTTTATCAACGTTCAAATTCCAAGCTACAATCGTATGGTCGCTAGACCTACTTGTGTTCAGCTTGTCAATGTGTACGATGGTACCTACTGGAATACTCAACCCAGTCTGGTCCAAGGTGCGAATTGGCTTCAGCTTACAATTCAAGCACAAGATTATAGCTCGACCTCCACGGACAGTTATCAATGGTATCGCTCCGCAGCTGATGATTTTAATCTAAGCATGTGGTGCGGTACCGTTCCGATACTGGCCACTACTGTACACATTCCTTAAATGGAAAAGACAATAACACTCAATGTTGCAGGTTTGTTGTTTTGTGAGTCAATCATACCTCCTGTGTTTGTAGGGAAGGTTGACGTATGTCTTGTGTGCAGTCTTCCCATTAACTGTCTAATCTTATGACCCAATATAGTGGCGCGTTTATTAAAACCACTATATTGTGTCAGTTCAAAGAGATTTTGCAGGGGGAGACGGTTTGATAAGCTCCGTTTGTAACTCAGATTCTGTCTGTTTTACGAGCTTTTGTTCAAAAAAAAAAAAAAAAAAAAAAAAAAAAAAAAAAAAAAAAAA